CTCCTCCAACTACGGAATAATTACAAGAAGATGTATTACAAGCTCCCCCTCCTACAACAGAAGACCAGCTAGAAGCAACATTACACCACCCCCCACCAATTACAGTTTGATCACAAGAAGCGTTGTTGCGCTTTCCTCCTCCAACCGTAGAAGCAAATTTAGAAGCGGCGTTGTCCTGTCCACCACTAATTGTAGAACCTCCTCCAGAAGCAGCGTTCCAATCCCCGCCCCCAATCGTAGATCCCCAACCAGAGGCGGCGTTTATACGTCCGCCCCCAATCGTGGCAAAATCCCTAGAAGCGACGTTACTATCCCCACCGCTTATCGTTGAGTTGTATCCTGAAGCTGTGTTCCAAGATCCGCCACCGATAACAGCAAAATCCGCAGAAGCTGTTTGGGTTGCAGTAGATCTACACGTTTGGAAGTCTAAAGACCCTGTCCCCAAATTGGCGGGGTTGTAATTAAATGTTGGAATCCTTCTTAACTCACCACCGGCAAATCTGTGGTCGATTTCTTTGTAAGTCGCGTTAATCGCCAGTTCTCCAACTTCCATTGGAGAAGCACCAGAATTCTTTAACGCGATATCGGATTCTGTACCATTTAACAAAACGACTTTATCAAAAGTGATGTTTTGAATGTTTTCGTTTGGGTTTTGAGAATAAACAGGAAATTTTTCAGGCATAATTTTAGATACTTATTTTTAGAAGCTGACGAAAGACGAAAGATCGATGTCGGTCAAAGAATAACCAGTGTTAATACCAGCTTCTGTGTCAATGTCACGAATCATTTGGTTGATGATGGTTCTTTGTGGCGTTATGCTCGTTCCTTGACCAGGACCACCATAAGTGAACACTGTTAAGAGAACGAGTTGATTATTGATAATCAAGAAGGACGGATTTCCGCTATCACCGCCGATTACGTTTTCGCTAAACTCCAACCTTTTACTGTTTGTTGGGTATTGGTAGTTTGTGTAAGTGCTCGTTAGTAAGTTGCCGTCAGCAATTAACGCCTTTTCCTCTTGGTCCAGTAGAAGACATGGAATGTTTTTGATTCCTGTCGGTAAATACGTTTCCCAATTGTTCGGCAAAATCCTGCAAAAATTAATTCCAGAAGGAACATCAGAATCCAAAAGACCTATCGTAATATCAGGATAATAAGGCGAATACTGAGGGTGTGTCCTCTTCCTCGTCATCGTTCTTGTTACAGATGTATTGTCCGTTCTTACGAATCGAATCGTGCTATTTGCGTTGATCTCGTAGTGAGCAGCAAACAAGATGTGTCTCGGCGTTATTAACACTCCAGCCCTTTGATTGGAAGCCATAGAATTCCAAGGGCTGATGCAAGTCAAATCCAAATCATAAGCCCAACAGTCGGTATTTCTGACATAGATGTCTGATCCGTGATTCTGTGTTGTGAAGATACTTTTTGCCGTTGTTGCAGATTTGCTTGCAATTCTGTCGTCGATCGCTTTTTCTACATTCAATCTTACGGTTCCCGCGACAGCACTTAGATAAGAAACTGTCGCTGATTCTGTAGATGACGTAAAGCTAAAAAGTCCTGCGTTTTTGGTCAAAACTCTATTGCCTTCAAAAAGAGCAGAAACTGCTAGCGAAACCGTTCCGTTGGATTTGTATATAACAGCGTTATTATCAGATCCCCAGCTTGTGACTAGTGCTACACTCGTATTGGAGCTAGAAAGCGAGTAACCGAGGAGATTCAATGATCTTGGAGTTTGGTATGTGTTGAAGACATACAAACTCCCATACAGCGAGTAACCGGAAACGTTAAAGATACGATCCGAGAGCGTCGACAATGAGGGGGTGTACGATGACACAGGCCAAACGTTTGTATCATAGTCATAATCAAAATTAAACAGCACAGGTTGAGCGACTGTTATGTTTTTTGTTGACCCTGATAACTGACAAACGATGGTAGCCATACCGTTATTAGAACGACACCTTCACGCAGTCTAGTACAGCAACCCATCTAATATCGGTAGATGCTACACCAGTAACTGTAATGTCTAAAGAATTTGTTGTGTCATTGGCAGTCAATGCAACGTCCATTGATACCGATTCTTCGATCTCTTCTTTGATGAGAGTCGAAGAGAGTGACGTAGTGCCTCCGACATTCTTGATAAATCCTTTGAAATAATAGACGTTCGTCAGACCTGTTGATGTCGTGACCCCGATAACCTTCAAAAGGAATCCGTAGCTTGTATTGTTTTCCACAATAAAGTTTGCGGAAGAACCATCCAAGAAGATTTTAGTTGGTATCGCATCGTTGGTCGTCCCGAAGAACGTCGTTAAGGAATGTTGTGCTGTTCCTCTGTTGGCATCAAAGGAACCTGAGCTGTGTGCTACTTCGCCGTATTTATTGGCAAGTCCTCTCAATCCACCGATGATGCTAGAATAACTAGCTGATGCTGTATTCGAGCAACCACCGTTTACAGACGAAAATCTACCAGATGAGATATGATCGTTTCCACCAACAATCATAGCACTATCGTTACTAGCTACGTTTCCATCACCACCGCCGATGAAAGTTCCACTTCCAGATGCGACATTGTTAACACCACCAACAACTGTTGAATAGCCCCAAACATTGTTACATGCTCTATTATTAATTCCACCAACAACCGTGGAGTAAGCACATGCACTATTACAAGCCCCGCCTCCTACCACAGAATACACACCAGATGCTGTATTACAACGTCCACCAGCAACTGACGAAAAATTACCAGAAGCAACGTTTTGAAAACCTCCCGAAACTGTCGAAGAACAGCCAGCATTAAAGACTGTAGGAGACCCATAAAATTCAGCAGAAGAAGGTGACCAAGAACCGCCAGAGGTATTGGCTCCAATCCCGTTGGCAACAGCACCTGTAGCATTATTGGGCGTTGCATTGCAAGCAAAGTTACACAAACCGCCACCAATTGTGGTTAGTCTAGAACCTGCTATATTTTTACACCCACCACTGATTGTCGTATGCGAGCCACTAGCAGTGTTGTATCCCCCACCACCGATTGTAATGTGTTTTGTGACAAAACAATTACCAAGCGCACAGTTGCTCTCCCCACCAGCCACGACCGAATAGTTGCCGGCCACATAGTTGCCGGCCCCACCACCGATAGTAGTTCCTGTATCGGTCGCGGAATTGTTTGATCCTCCACTGATGGTAGCGTTTTGGAGATTCACTCCTCCGGATACACAGTTGTATTGTCCTCCGCTGATAACTGGGTTTAGACCCGCCGCGGTGTTGTTGCTACCACCAGCGATGACCGAGTTACATCCACTAGTACTGTTAGTTGTCCCTCCACCGATAACGTTGAAACAAGAATAATACGATATGTTATTATGTTGACCGCCACCAATAAACGAAAAATAACCAGAAGCGGTATTGTCTGATCCACCAGAAATTGTATTGTTCGTACCACCGCTTCCGGCCAGGATGTCTCTGATGCGGATTTCCGATTCAGTGTCCGTGTAATTTCCGGTGACTAAAATGTACGTGTTATTAGAATCGGCAGTTTTTCCTACTAGATTGGCTATTTGTCTCCAGGGCCCGAAACCGTTCGAAAGTGCTACTATCTCGATGCAGTTAAGTGTACCGTCTATTGAAAAATAGTTTGTAACATTTCCGTTAAGAGTAAATGTGGTTTGGTCTTGACCTGAATCATATGACGCACCCGTGACAACAAAAGCACCAAAACCAGAAGTTCTATTATTTATACCGCCGGAAATAACAGAACCTTTTCCTGAGGATGTGTTATTGAATCCTGCTGCAGCTATCGAATAATAATCACTAGACGTATTTCTATATCCGCCGCTTACTGTGGAGTAGAAGCCGGATACCGTGTTAGATTCTCCGCCTCCGATAGTCGAACGATAGCCAGATGATGTAGTGGTATTGAATACGCCCCCACCGATGGTAGAATACTGACCTGATGAGGTGTTACATCTTCCTCCGCCGATGGCGCCATACCTGCAACACACAGTATTACATTCACCGCCGCTGATGACACCGCAAAGTCCTTGATGTGTTATGGTGTTTCTAGAACCGCCACCGATCACGCCACTGACCTGCAATGCGGCATTGTTTGTTCCTCCTCCTACGAAACTGCACGCGGTTGCATGATTTTCTCGTCCACCACCAATGGTCGACAAATACCCTCGAGTATAGTTGCGGCACCCTCCTCCAATGACGGATCCTGAATATCCGGATGCTGTATTGTCTCTTCCGCCCGATATCGTGTTCCATTCCCTCAAGGTCGCTTGAACCAAAACATCTCTTACCTTGGGTCCGTTGTAGTTTGCCGTCGATGTGTAGTTACCCGGAACCACTATTAAAGTGTGCGTTCCATCGAAAGAAATTGAGATTAGGTTCAATAGAACCTTGCTCGGACTGGAGAAGGAATTGTTGTACGTCATCTCGATACATTCGTTCGTACCAGACGCAGAAAATTCTGAAGTAACGTCCCCTGTCACATACAGAGTCGTTTGCGCCAATAGGCCGTCATAAGTTCTATTCGATACCACAGAGGGGAGGTATCCTGCGGTTCTGTTGTTGAATCCGCCCGCGATTACCGACCCAATGCCAATTGACGTATTGTTGAACCCTGCACCAACTGCAGAACCTTTGTCTTTAGCGGCATTGAATAGACCGCCACCAACTGTAGAATAATAGCCCGATGCAGTATTTTTGAGTCCGCCCCCCACAGTCGTGTAATAGCTAGAAGAAGTATTACATCTTCCTCCAGTTGATACGGAGTTGTACCCAGACGCGGTATTTTGATATCCCCCACCCACTACAGTGTTTTCACTGGAAGCTGTGTTGCAATATCCCCCACTGACTGTAGAGTAATCGTCCGATGCTACACCTTTGTATCCTCCACTAATAGTCGTGTATCTTTGCGAGGCTATGTTGCAATAACCTCCGCCGATCGTCGCGCATCCACCCGTTGTGCTGTTGCAATACCCTCCACTGACGGTAGAGCAGTTGCCAGGAGCTGTATTGCACCTGCCTCCTGCGACGACGGCACCATCTCCCGAAACAATATTGGAGTAACCACCACTTACGGTCGAGCAACTACCAGAAACCGTATTACATTTTCCGCCACCTATTGTCGAGCGCCTACCACCAGAAACGGTGTTGTATATTCCTCCACCTACAGTCGAAAAGTCGCCAGAAGCAGTGTTAAAGCTACCAAAAGCCATCGAACCGTCACTGACAGCTTCAGTTCCTTGTCCAATAGCTACGGACTTATTGCCTCCAGTCGTCGTCGAAGAGGTGTCGGAAGTCGGATACCTTTCGATCGTCACGTGCTGCAGTGCCGCATTATATTGGTGCACAGCATCAGTCGAACCTTTTACAATGTACCAGTCTGCTGTATCTGTGGAAACACCAAACGTGTTTGCGTACCCGCTGATAGGATTGCCGATCGACAACACGAATCTGTCGTAGTCCAATATGGTTTTAACAAACGCGTTGTGATAGCCTGGAGGAATGTCGATGATGCTTGTGGAAGTGACGAACACGACTGGCATGCCTTCGTATACGTCATTTCCGTTCATCGTGACCAAAACGTGTCTGGCCACTCCGTTGTAATTTCCCTCCAAGCTGACTTTGGTCCCAGCAATGGTTTGTGGCGAGTGAGATAGTCTAACCCTTTTGATTCCGTCGTCGTTATTGACGATTATCTGAGAACTTTTGCTAGCGGAAACCCAGTTGGAAAGAGAAAGAAGGTTGAGTGATGTAATGTACTCGTATCTATCTGCTCCATCGATATTGACGATGTTGGGACCGCTTGTAATTGTTCCGACGTAAGTTCCGTCGACGATGCCAACAGCACCAGCATCGAAGGTAACGGACACGTATTGACCGGCAGTCAAAGCGGGAGTAGCATTTGTATTGTACCTGATCTTTACGTTACTGAGAGGGAACGGAGAACTTCCTCCGACAGTTGCGTCGTTGGTGTCGACGTTGTATATGTCAGCGACATTGAAGAGCGTGGTCGTCGTGTTGTTGCCTACAGTCGCAATGCTGAAATAGTTGGGGTTCGATGTGGAATCTCCACCGTTTTGAATGAGCTGCCAATCGTTTCTGTTTTGAGTACTCCAAGTTACGTGGGTGTGGTCGGAATCGTTTACAAAGTTGTTGATACCGGATTGGAAGGTCATTCCATGCACGATTCTGGCTCTACCGTCGACTGTTAGAGGTTCGCCTGGATCGAAATCATTGGCGTTTGTGATAGACAAGCACGATCCCTTGCCAGCATTCGCACACGCGGCTGTTCCGACTATATCTAGTGTTCCATTGCTGACGATTAAGGATGAGTTTTGAAGATTGTCTGGATCTTTTACGAGGATGTCTGGCGTCGTGATGCCACCACCCGCTGAAAGAGTTTGTGTGAGGCTATTCGGTAGCGTTGTCCATGCGCCGTCTACTCTCGCAATTGCGAGAGGCCAACGCGAGGGAGAATAAGACACGCCATTTACAGCTACTTCTCCCTCTGCGACAACCACTTGCCACATTTGTCCGTCGTTTGCGCTTATCGGATTTGTTACCGTAAAGGTACCTGCACATACGTAATGTCCTCCTGGTGCAGCAGTAAATGCCTCTGTTTTGATTTCCCAAAGAATGTCGTTTGCAGTTGCTTTGTCTCTCGCAACCATCAATGCACGACCTGTCTCGGTCGAATCTGCAATATCTATTGCACTAAGTGATTTGAGGTAGCCGCCAATATTCGTCATGCGGCTACTTATTGGATTCGTTCAAACCCAACCGACGATCAATCCGCCAAGCCAGCCTTCTCCAAGCGTGTGTAGTAATCTGGCGTCTCTGTCAAATGATCCATGGCAATCTTTCTCGCAACTTTTGGATCACTCGTGTGTTCTCGCTCAACTTTCAAGCCTTTCTGAAGCTCCTTTTCCAAGGATTCGACAGAGACGTCGTGGAGTTCTGCCAAATCTTTGAGGGTCTTTCCTGAACCTTTCCCTTGATTGAAGAAGGCTTTGAAAGATGAGATAGATTCGTTCATTGGCGTATTGGTTAGAGCAGTTCGTACGAGCCAGAGATATTGTAGGCGTTTCCAAGTCGAGTTAGAGTGGTGCCACGTACACGGTAACAAGGCCACCATTGGCCCCGGTAGTGTGTATTGTTTTAGCTTTTACGTTATTGCAAAAAACTGGTGATTCTAGTGTTAAAGATGCAGCTCCTACTGTTGTATTGTTGCCTGTAGATCCCCCACCTGTGTAGCAAAACGTTAAGGAGCCTAATGTCGTGGAGTCTGCGACTAGATCAGCAATGTGTAGCTGGAGAGTCGAACCAAGAGGTGACCCTGATCTTATGCACCCACCAAATAGTAAGCAAGGCGAATTATAGATCGTAGTTTCTTGCCCTATCGTGGTGTTCATTGTTGCAGAAACCGCAATAGTTGTTTCAGAACCAGGCTGAGCATACAACGCCATCAGAACATCCAAAGAATTGTGACCGGTTGTTGAAACTGTACTCTTTAGAGTTAGTGTTCTTGTTCCAGTATCGTACGTTTGACCACCTTGAGTCGCTTTGTAAATTACTTGACCTCTCGTCTGGTTGATAATCGCCAATAGCCCTTCGAGCTTAAACCAAGGCTGAGCGAATGTTACAGTTTTCAAGGAAGGTGAGTAAGTTAAGTCTGCACTTCTGAGGATTGTTTTCATGTTTTGAAAGATAAGGGAGTCGAGGGCTGCTTCGTTGAGAATGTCGTTGTCTTGGTTGTCTACGTATATTTTTGAAGCAGCATGAGCGTTTACTGTTGGTGTTTCGATGACGTTGATGTGCCCTGTCATCGTCCCGCCTGAGAGAGGAAGGAATCCTGTAGGGGTTCCTGCAGATAAAGGAACAAATTTGGAATCAACGTATTGCTTTGAAGCAGCATGAGCGTTTGCAGTGGGAGTCGTGATGACGTTGATGTGCCCTGACATCGTTCCTCCTGAGAGGGGAAGGAATCTGTTATCGATTGCACTTAGCACGCTGGTCTCGATGACGTTAGAGATGTCGCTTACGAGGATCTTGTAATTTTGGCCTGTAGATCCCGCTCCACGTGCAATAGGGATCTGGTCTCCAAGCAAAGTGCCACTCGGAACGTGAGGGAGGTCTGAAATTCTTGTCGGGTTAGACATGTCAATTATTTATGCAGTCTGTCGAGACATAGTCATCTGTTTCTTCGAGATCGATGGGCGTGATGCCGTTTTCTTCGAGTGCTATGTAGCAATCAGAGTCAATTAACGACTCTATACAGGGGGCCGCGAACATCATCGAATTGACCTCCACAAACGGCGCGGGAGGGTCGATCTGCTGGTTCTCCATGGAGAAAGGCACAAATGTAGGGCCGTCCATCTGCTCGAGAACAAGGTAACAGTCTTGCGCCGGCGGCAAGATGAGCCTGGTACAACTTACAGGAAACCCTCCTCCTCGATTTCCGTTTCCGACGATAATTCGTTTGTTGGGCGGTAGATTTTTGATTATACAGGAGGGCGATTGCACGATAAATGATACTTATTGTATCGGATTTTCTGAAATCTGATAAATAAAAGAAGACGATATGGGATTAAAATTCTTAACAACCGAACTGCATAGTGAACTCGACTTCCTCGTGGAGGAGAAAAACAGAGAGGAAAATCCGAAGTATTACCTCTCCGGCCCTTATATGATGGCCGAGGAAAAAAACCAGAACGGCCGAGTTTACAAACTCGACGAGATGGTCAAAGAAGTGAAGCGTTATTCGACTGACATGATCGCTACCCGGCGAGCAATCGGCGAGATGAACCACCCACAGTCGACTGAAGTCAATCCTGTAAACGCTTGCCACTTAATCACCGAGCTTCGCCAAAAAGACAATTACTTCGTTGGAAAGTCTTTGATCCTCGACACTCCTATGGGACAACTTCTCAAGTCCCTCGTCAAAGACGGCGTGCGTATGGGTATTTCTACTCGCGGCCTTGGCAATCTTACCGAGAGCTCAAGAGGTAAAGAGGTGACAAACTTCCACCTTATCTGCCTCGACGTCGTACATCAACCCTCTTATCAGAACGCAATGCTCGAGTCTGTACTAGAGTCCAAAGAGTGGCTTTTGGGCCCTGACGGCAGAATTTACGAGGCTTCTGAGCAAGCTCAGCGCGCTCTTCGCGAGAATGTTTCCGTGCTTCCCAAGAAAGACGCGAATTTATTCCTCAAGGAGCAGCTTCTCACGTTTTTCGAAAAACTCAAGAAAGCATAAGTAAAGCACATGAAGAAGTCTTCGAAACGCAAATGTAGCAAAAAAGCTCCTATGAAGAAGGTCGACGAGAATCGCCTTCTTATTACCAAGTTTATCGGCGCTCTACAAGAAAAAGAGTACAAGAGCGCAAACAGTGTTCTTAGCAAAATCGTCGAGCACAAGCTCCGTCAGCGGATTCGTGACGTTGCCTGAAAAACGGATTTTTCGAAAATAGATAAATAAAGTCATGGAAATTAAAACAGTTCTCAAAGAGCAGTTCAAAGACCTCATTACTGAGGATACGTTGACTGTACTAGAAGAAGCGTTTCAACAATCAGTAGATGAGAAAGTTGAAGCTATCAAAAGCCAATACTCTCAAAAGTTGGCAGACCGCACCGAGCTCCTCAAAGAGTCTCATGCCAACAAGATTTCTGAGATCGACGAAGATCATACTGAAAAACTTCATCGCTTGGTCGAAGCTATCGACAACGACCACACCAAAAAACTTCGGAATCTTCTCGAGTCTATTGACAGTGACCATTCCAGCAAACTTCGTCAGCTCGTCGAATCGATCGATACTGATCACACCATCAAACTTCAACAGATCGTCGAAGCAATCGATAAGAAGCACGCCAAAATGCTTCGCATGGTTGTAGAGAAGTACGAAAAAGCTCTCAAAGGCAGAGCTGTTGATTTCCGCGACCGCGTTGTTGAAGAGGTTTCCAACTATCTCGATCTTTATCTCGACAAAGTTGTACCCGTCGATCAAATTTCTGAAGCGGTCGAAAACATCCGATCCCGCAAACAACTCGACGAGATTCGTCGCATCGTTGGAATCAACGAAGAATTTATTTCCGAAGAAGTCAAGAGTGCTATCATAGACGGTAAGCAGACTATTGACAATCTTCGCAGCAGCGTGCAAGAGGCCGCCAAAGAGAACAAGAAGCTCCAAGAACGCGCCGAGCGTGCTGAGGCAGCTATGCTTCTCGCCGAACACACGGAAGGCATGCCAGAAGCCAAAAGATTTTACGTCACCAAGATGCTCAAGAACAAAACTCCTCGTTACATCAAAGAGAACCTACAATATGTTTCTCAGATGTTCGACAAGGAGCAAGAGCAAGACGTAAATGATGCAAAGGAGGAACTCATTCAAGAACGGACACGTGCCCGTAGAATGATTGACGTCCCCCAAGAAATCATCACTGAACAAAAAATTTCTACCAATGAGATTGAACGCAGCAAACCCACAGGTGCGGGTGTTAGCGACTATCTGATCGAAATGGAACGCCTCAGCCGATTCTCGGCCAAGGGTTAAACCATTTCACTGTACGAAAGGAGACAAAAACAATGGAAAACCAAATGTTTGTATCAAAGGACTACGCTGAACGGCTCGTCGAAAAGTGGCAACCCGTGCTTGATTTCAAGCACCCCAAGGTTCGCGAACTCGACAACGACCATCTCCGCATGAACACTGCCATCCTCTTGGAAAACCAAGAGCGCTGGTGTCTCAACGAAGCTAACACTGCTGCTAGTGGTGGCGTCTTCGGTTCCCATCAAGGAACTGCGACCTCATTCTCTGGTGACAACTACGCTTCTGGTGATGCTCGTTTGCCCAAAGTTCTTATTCCCATGATCCGCCGTACTTTCCCCGAACTCATCACGAATGAGATCGTGGGCGTGCAGCCAATGACCGGCCCTGTTGGGTTGGCATTCGCTATGCGTTACAAGTATGAGGATGATGCTCTCGGTTACGGTGGCTCGACTGGTGGTGACGGTTCCCTCACGGGTGCTGGCACTGGTGGTCACACCGCTATTTCCGCTGGAAAAGAACTCGGCTACAACTACCTCAATACCGCCTTCACAGGTGTTTCTTCAGCTTCGCTCTCGGGCAACGCTGAATGGGACAATATCGCTGAAGACGCTGGTGTCGGGGCTCTGTTGAGCCAATTCGAGCTCAGCTCACGCATTCCTCAGATGACCCTATCCTTCGACAAGACTGCCGTTGAAGCTATGACCCGCCGGTTAGCAGCTAAATGGTCCGTCGAACTCGAACAGGATCTTAAGAACATGAATGGCATTGACATTGACACTGAAATCACTAACGCTATGTCGTACGAGATTCAGGCCGAAATCGACCGCGAGATGATCGCGCGTATGGTTCAGGTCTGCCTCAACGCTGGTGCGGGAGTCGGTTACTCTGTATGGTCTGCTATCTCTGCAGATGGTCGTTGGAGTGGAGAACGTGCTCGCGATTTCTACAACCGCTTGGTTGTGGAAGCAAATCGCGTGGCTATTCGCAACCGCCGCGGTGCTGCCAATTTTATTATTGCTACACCACGCATTTGTGCGATTCTCGAAACTCTTCCGAACTTCCAGTGGTGGTCAGTCGCAGGTAACGTCAACACCCAGCCAGTCGGCATCGCTAAGGTCGGTAGTGTAGGTGGTCGTTTCCAGGTCTATCGTGATACTCGCACAGAAGCCCAGCTCAATCCTGGCTACACAGCTTCCAACATGGGAGGCGGCTATGCCGTCAACCGTCAGAAGCCCGTAGATTATGCCCTTCTTGGGTATAAAGGAACTGACTTCTATGATTCCGGTATCATCTATTGCCCGTATGTTCCAGTAATGGTACAACGGTCGATCGGACCTAACGACTTCGCTCCCAGAGTTGGTCTACTCACACGTTATGGTGTGGTGGATCATATTTTTGGGGCTAATTTATACTATCACCTCGTGATCTGTCAAGGTCTAGGCGAATCATTCGTTCCTGGTCAAGCTGCAACTTATCTGTAATACATCTCTTTGTAAAACAGCTAGTTACAGAAGGAAATCGTCCCATGAAGAACCCAGTCGAAAGACTGGGTTCTTTTTTTGTCGAAAAAATATGGCGTTTGTCGAAAAAATACGACGTGTGTATTTTTTCGTGTTTTTAGTGTTGAAATAAATCTGAAATATGGGAAGATTTCAGAATGAAAAAATACTTCGAAAATCACGAAAAAATATCCTCGGGGCATTTTTTCGCGAGCACAAACAGACATGCATAAACACACTCAGCCCCAGTTTGACAATAACCCTTTTGTGTCCATTCCAGAGGTTGGGTTTCTATTCTTCGAAGAACCGAGAAAAACTTACACAAAATTGCAGAAACAAGCAGTTTTGGAAGTAAGCAAACGTTTTGGTTTGCCGGCGGATATCAGTATGAAGGAGACCATGTATATGATCAGAAAGGGTCTTACGAAACGACCTGTATGTAAACGATGCGGCGATCCCGTCAAGTTTATCGATAGGTACGGAATTTATTGTTCCTACAAGTGTTCAGCAAAAAGCGCAGAAACGCAAAACAAGAAGCGATCGACGAACTTCAAAAAGTATGGAACAATCAATGCAGCTAATATCAACAAGACCGAAAGGAACGCAAAACACTTCGAGGAAAGACTAAAAAATCTTACGGACTGTACCCACTTCGTTCCTTTGTTTAGCTGCGACGATTTCGTTGGAGGGCTGTCTTCTACTGCGTATGACTGGAAATGTAAACGTTGCGGTATTCAATTCAAGAGTATGGTAAAGTACGTAGGTTTGAGATGTCCGAAGTGTGACGTATCTTATTCTGATATTGAGTTCAAGATAAAAGGGTTTCTGGACTCGATAGGGATAAACTACCAACCACACAACAGAAAAATACTCAGAAACGAAAAGCTCGAACTTGACTTTTTTCTCCCAGATAGTCGAATAGCTGTTGAAGCTCACGGCCTATACTTTCACGATGATTTACATTTTCCGAGAGATTATCACCAGGAAAAATACAAAGTATGTCGCAAGAAAAACATACAGCTTTTGCAGTTTTTGTCAGACGAGATCGAAAAGAAGTTCGACGCTGTAAAAAACACCATAGAGCTTTGTTGTCTTCCTCATGTAGATTGTTCTGGATTGACTGTCAGTCACGGATCTATCGTTTCTGATGAGTTTTTCGAGAAGTACGACCCTACTCATAGACGAGAAGATGACATAACAACTCTTACGGCTTCGATAAACAACGAGCCGATCGGAGCGGTGAAGGCTCGCCAAATTGGAGACGGTTGGAAAATGTATTCTTTTTGTTGCAAGTTTCCTTCCAATCCCGTGCAGGTATTTGCTCGCATTCTTCGAGAGTTTGAAGACTATCATCGTCCGAAGTTAGTAGAGCTTCAGGCAGACGCGAGATTATTCTCCGAGGATGAGATGTTCTTTGCACAGGCTGGTTTCGAATACAACAAGTTGACACCGCCTTCGTGCTACATAGTCCGAAACGGAAA